TACCAGACGCACCAGGTCTAGCCAGTGATAAAGTTAAATCTGGTAATTTCTTTTTTGAAGCTTCCGGTTCTGTGCCGCCGACTGTTGTTTCAGTTTCTACGCCTGTTGAAGGCTCCGGTGCTGAAAAAGGGGTATCATCTCTAAGAATATAACTATAACCTGTAATATCATATCGCATGCGTGTCATATCATGAGTTATTAATTTTGAAGCATACATTCCGGCACGTAAGTTATCAACAATATCAAAGAGCCCATCAATTTCATAATCTATTGCATTACTAAAACCGTTCAGGAGATCTTCCGGAGTTAACATTGGAGTAGGCTTTGCATATATATGTCGCTTAGGTTCACGTTTAAAAACTGATTCTAAACTTTCAAATCTAAAACTAGATAATGTTTCATAAAACATATACAATGCACCACCTGTTTGTTCTGCTGGTGGTACGGAATCCGAAGCGGTTGTAAAAGGTATGTCTTCCTCTTCCGGTTCATTAAGAGATAAAGCCTTTTCTGCTAAATCATCAAAGATATCAAATGGTTTTTTAAAAGGAAATGTAATATCATGAGTACCTTCAGTTGGTTCAATAACTAATGGTTTAACCTTACTCAATCCAACATAACTACTATATTCATTCATTAATGGTTTAACAAATTCTTTTTCATAGATGTCCATCACAACTTTATCAATAGATGATTTTACATATCCTCTACTTATTCTAGTTTTTTCATTAATAACTGCTTCTACAGAAACACAATGTAAAACATAATTTTTAACTCTTTCAGATGTTGATACTATAGGTGACATTGATGTCACTCTAAAAACTTTCTGAATAACACCATCAAAGAGGCTATTTGTTGGAGAACCCTCTCCAGCAACTACACCAGCAGTAGATGCCACAAGTTCAATAAATTCTTCACCAATAAGAGGAATCAATTCTCTTAGTCCATATGATTCCACTATAGACAAATCCATTAATATATAAGGTTTACTTATATCTTCAAATATAGATATAGTATCAAAAGTTGGCGTTAAATCAATTTCTGCATCTACATTAGGTGACAAAAGAACCAATTTTTCAATAAGATAATCTCCAGGAATTCGTGATGCCAGACTAGCCCCGGAAGCTTCTTCTATCGGTGATGTTGTAGGAGTTCTATCAGTTTGTAACCAAAAGGGTAAATTAGTATGGCCAGCTACATGAGGCATATTTTACGTTCCATATCGTTTTTGTTGAGCTTCTTTAAAAATGCTTTCAATATACTGTCTATCAATTATTTTAATTCGTCTATTTCTTTCATTTATTTTAAATTCATAATCGTATTTTGTTATTCGATTTCTTTCCGTATCACCTAAAGCTGTCCATGTTTCATTATCAACTACAACCTTTAATTCTCTTACTGAATCTGTTGCGGGTTGTATAATTTGATGATATTCATGAATAACTTTTCTTGCACGTTCAGATGAACCATATTTGCTCTGAAGCAATTTTCTAAAATCTTGATTACTCAAAGGCCAATCAAAATAAGGATTAAACATCTTATTTGTTAAAAATATAACCCAATCATATTTTACATCTCCATAAATCATGAATGATGTTATATCTGGTCTCTCACCATCTCCAATAGTATGTAGATCAAACGTTACACCTTTATCTATAACGTTCTGTTTTATTAAATTTCTAACAAATATATCAACTGCTGTTGAAGTCTCAAAATATTTACTTTTTGTTATATTATATTCTACTTTTGGTAAATAGCTAAAATAAGACATTAATACCCTTCCTTTACCATCTCTTTGGTCATAATTATTGTTTCTGTAAATGTAAGGGTCATCTTAACTTCAAATGGGTGATTATCCTCAAAAAAGAATGGTATCCCGGCAGCAGCATAATTAATCACACAAGCATTACATACACTCTGTGCTATTTTAAAAGGTGTACCACTACCTTGTAAAGAGGCTCCACCACCGCCACCCGCGTGACCAAATTGAATAATAAATTTACTTGGAAACGCAAAGAAGTTTGATCCAGCACCCCTCTTTGCCTTCGTTCCTGTAGAAGTCTGAGCGTTAGTTACATGAGAATCTGTATAACCTGGTAATGTTGCCATCCTAAATCTCTTTATAATGGCTTGTATCATTTCTGATTCCCCTGGATCTTTAGCTATCATAGGAAATTCAAAAGTAAATTTTCTAAACTTTCCAGGCCCTTGATATAACAAAGACATTTTAGGATTAACAGCAACATTTAAACCACCGACAGCTCTTTTTAAAAAATCATTTTTCCTTATCATTTGTGCAACGCCATGCTCTGCTACACTTTCACCAGTACTTTGATTCATTCCATCTGCAATTCCGGATAAAATGGTTGATACACTCTGCCGACCCGGAGGCCCTCCGCCGCCGCCACCTGTTGTAAACCATGGTTCCAATGTACCAGCAACTCTTTCAGCAGTTTCAGTTAATACCGTTCCTAATCCTTCTTGTTCAGCATATATAGCTTCAGCAGTAGAAATTAATGCTTGCGCGCTCATAGGAAGGGCTACTGTAAAATCTGATGTTGTAGATGTTTTTCCTCCAAAAAGAGAAGGATAAGCTGTAAACTCCACCCAATGTCCTTCAGTTCCGTTCCTAAGATCATTTGGATAGTGTAAATTTTTATCGTCGTCTGAAATTGCCATGTAAAAAAATCCTATTATTTTTATATAAATAGCCTAATATATTAAATTATTTATAACGAATTGATATGGCTTATAAAGGAAAATATAAACCTAGAAATCGAAGCAAATATAAAGGCGATCCTACTAAGATAATTTATAGAAGTTTGTGGGAAAGACGCTTTATGGTATATTGTGATGAGAATCCAAATGTTATTAAATGGGCTAGCGAAGAAGTAGTAATTCCATATAGATCCCCACTTGATAGAAGGATACACAAATACTATCCAGACTTTTGGGTAAAAACTAAAAAACATGACGGTCTTATAGAAATTTCCTTAATTGAAATAAAACCTAAGAAACAAACTGTTCCCCCTAAAGATACCGGTAGAAAACGAAAAAAAGGTAGATTCTTATTAGAAATGAAAAGATATGGGGTTAATGAAGCAAAGTGGAAAGCGGCAGGTGCAGTTTGTAAAAGGAAAAATTGGAAATTTGTTATATTAACCGAGGATCAATTATTGTCTAAATAATACATGGCACTAAAACTATCAAAATTATCAGATGACGCAATTGAATGGTTGCGGGAAAAGTTTAATGAACTTCGTCAGGAATTAACTATTGGTAGATCACGGATGGTTAAAGATCCATTTAAAATTATATCAGAAGGTACTAGAGAAAAAGAAATAAAATTAGGTCATATGTATTTCATGAACTATGATCCTAAATGGAAAAATAAGTTACAATATTATGATAGGTTTCCGCTAGTTATTCCAATTGAATCTTGGCAAAGAGGTTTTATAGGAATGAACTTTCATTATCTACCATATGCTTTAAGAGAAGCATTAATGAAAAAATTAATTGCCAGAATTAACTTAAATGAGGATGATTCAAGGACTTATATAGACATTTCTTACAATGATGTAAAACCTTTTGTTAAATATAAAGAAGTTAAACCAACCATACATAAATACGATATAACATACTCTTCAGGCACATTTATACATGTTACTGCTAATGAATGGAATACAGCAATACATTTACCTGTTGAAGATTTTAGAAAAGCCAGTAAATCACAAGTCTGGATGGATAGTCGCTCAATTATAAAGGCCTTATGAACACTCAAGATTTTTTAGCTAAATTAGATGAGGCGGGCGGTATAGCCCCAATGAATAGGTTTGTGGCGATGATAAAGCCGCCAGGAGATGTTTTTTTACCACAAGGAATAGATTTCTTTTGTAATCAAGCTCCCTTAGGTGCAAGAACAATAGCTACTTCAGATTTAAAACATTATGGTCCTGTCCGTAAAATGGCAAGAGAAAATACTTACACCGAATATCAATTACAGTTTATGATTACTAATGCATGGGAAGCAAGAAACTTTTTCCTTAGATGGATGGATTATTGTGTTCCAACAGAAGATGGGAATATGAGATATTTTAATAATTATTCAGGTGATATAACGGTGCTAGCATTTGATCAATCTAATGAATCGGTTAGTGAAGCAGAAGCAATGACCGGAACTAAATATACAAATACATTCCCAATAAATGTTGATGCTATCAACCTGTCATGGGATTCGAATAACCAGCTTGGTCAATTTAATGTAAACTTTGCATGTCATAAATGGAATACTCTGGGTGGTTCTTCCGGTAGAGCTGCTGAAGGCAGGGACAGATAAAGAATTTAAATGGACTTCGTTATAATTTATTGAATTGGAGATATTATGAGTTTACCAGTAATAGATAATCCGACCTATACGATCAAATTACATAGTGTAGATAGGCCGATTACATACAGACCTTTTCTTGTTAAAGAAGAAAAGCTTTTATTAACAGCACTTGAAGGTGGTGATACACAAGATATTGTCTCTGCAACTAAACAAATTATTAAAAATTGTTGCCTTGATGAAGATCTTATTACAAATGACCTACCAGCATTTGATGTTGAAATGTTATTTTTAAATTTACGTGCACGCTCAGTAGGTGAAATATTAACAGTTGGAATGAGACACCCAGCAGCTGATAAGGATGACGATGTATGCACTGGTG